TTCCATTTTTTAAGTAATCATTTACATAGTATGTTTGTCCTGCTGTCCAACTTAAAAAGGCTACTAAATCCCAATTTGTTTGATAGTAAGAAGTAGACCAAGTTGTTGATGTATGTGCTGTTTTACACACCCATACTGATCCGCTAGCATTGGAAGTATAAATAGTGTCCCCTACAGAGTAACTGTAGCTACTTGAGTTAAAAGCAGGATTAACACTTGTATCGCTACTAAAAAGATTTGCACTAACAATTGGAACATCTTTATCTGTAAAATATGCGTCAAAATCTCCAAAAGTATCTCCATCAGTAGGTAAAGATATATGGCTATCTTTATTCCATCGACATCCACCACAAGAGCTTATATCGTCTCCCTGATACTGCCAAGAACAATATTTACCAAGTACCATTCTGTTGGGTAATTTTATTCCGCTTAAATCAAACGGAGGCGCTAATTCAAAAGTTACAGAAACTGGATTTTCTGATTCAATTCTGTCTATTATATATTTTTGAATAGGAAATTCTACAGGAGGAGAAGCATCTCCTGGTTCTCCATACAAATATTTTTTTAATGTAGTTCTTTTTACAACTGTTTGTCCAACTAAATCATCATTTGTAAAAGTTCCTAGAGCATCACTAAAAGTAGAAGTTACATTTGCAACCGTAAGAGTTGGACGACTTATTGCACCATCTGCCTGTAAATCTATTCCTGTCATGTCCATAGGAAAAGGGACATAGTTTCTTACAGTGTAAGGAGATGTTCTATCACGAAAATAAATATACCCTTCTTGATTTGTGGTAAGATTATCTGTATCATAGTCAGGATGAAAATACAGAACTGTACCATTACTCAAAGTAAGTTCAAATAAATATACCAAAGAGCTGTCAATTGACTGCTGCTGTACGGCATGAATTAAATCTGTCACGATTCAAAAACCTCTCGGAATGTTGCTGACAAGGTATAAAACCCATCATATGCATAAGTTATAGTATAATTTTCACAAACTACTTTTGGTGTTTCGCCTTCTGGTGTTGTAAAAGTAAAAGCTGTTACACCTTTATTCGTCTCTAAAAAATTTTTTATTGTATTCATCTCTGATGAAGTACGCAGGCTAAAATTTGCAGTAAAAATATTTTGAAGAGGGTTTATTCCCTCTGTAATTCTCTGCTCATAACCATTTCCAAAAGTTGTAACACGGGTTCTTGCTCTAGTTTGTCTTGTAAATCCTTTATCAGGTATTACATCTATGCCTGATGTTGAGAATCCTACTGCCATTATGCTACTCCATACGGATTAAGTATTCCGCCTGAACGTTTTTGATTTTGTAGTTCTGTTTGTACTGCTCTTGCAATCATATTTCCTATATTTCCTGCCGCTTGAGAATCCTGCTGAGTGTTTGAAGTAGCATTTCCTAGATTATCTATAGAAACATTTACCACTACATTGTTATTTTGTCCTGCTCCGCTCATATTTACAGGGATTGCTTTACCGTCAGGGAGAGGAACAACAGCTTCATTATACCTACCTTCTCCAACTAATCCAAGAGTAGGTCTCTTTATAATTCCGCCATTTGCATACCCTCTCATACCTCCCTGCATAACTCCACCATTTGCAAATCCAAAAATATTTTTTACAAAACCAAAAGCTTTTGTTGCAGCACCAAGGAATCCTGAGCCTTCTACTCCTGCAACTGGTATATTTGTTACATTCATTACACCTTTAAGCGGGTCTACTGCTCCAAGAGGAAGACTTGTTGGAAGAGCCCCTGGGGTACCGATCGCAGCTGCTATAGTTCGTCCTACCTGCACTCCAGCTTGTATCATTGCAGTTCCAATAATCTGTCCTTGCTTAGCAGCGGTCTGTAAAGGATTTAAGCCCATAATCCATCTTGTAGCTTGTTTTGCCATTGTATCTGCCAAAGAACCCAGTACAGAGTTTGCTATGGAAGCAAAAGCATCCTTAAGACTGGATTGTTTACCTTTTATTATATCAGCAATATTTGAATTCAAAGAAGATTCAAGAGCCTGCTCTCCTGCTCTTAATAACTGAGTTCCAGTATCTAATTGTTTTTCGTATTCTTCTGTTTGACGCTGAAGAAGCTCATATCTTAAATTTTCAGCATCTATTTCCTCTTGGCTCATTACCTTAAGTTTAGCCTTTACATTTGCTCTGCTGTTTTCAATCATTTGCATTTCAATCTGAGCAGTTTTTAATTGATTTTGAATTCCAAGCTGTTCTCTAACTAATTGAGTGGTTCCTGCAGTAGCTTGAAAATTTGCAATAGCCTGTTTTGCTCCTGCAGTTCTGTCAAAAACGTCTCTTTCTTCTGCTGCAGCTTTGAAGTCTGCTAAAGCATCTCTAACTCTTTGGCCAAATGTTTGCGCATCTCCTGCAGCATTCTGAAAACCTTTTTGTAAAGAATCAATTAAATTAGGTCCAAGTATTTGTTCAATATTTGCAAGAGTCTCTTTATCAAAAATTTCTTCTAAAGATCCAACACTCTGACTACCTACTCTAGTTAGTATAGCATCAACTCCACCAATTACATCTTCAAGCCCTAAAAGAGCAGTTCTCATAGGAGTAAGTTTTTGAGTACTATTACCAATCCCTTGTTGAAACTGTTCTAATCCTCTGTTAACCCGTTCGATTCCTTGCAAAAATCCTTCATTTTCTTTCTTATTACCATTAACTAAGTCTGTTGCAGTACTTAAAGCCGTATTTACATAGTCTACAGCATTTCTGTAAGCTTCCCAACTGCCTTCCTGATTCGTTATATCTCCTGTTAATGTGACAAAAGCAGACTCTAGATTTCCTACAATTCCTGATAGTCTTGAATTATCTCCACCTGCCTTTCCTATGGCATCACTTTGTGCTGAAAGCAAATCAATAGTTGCTCTTAAACCTTCCATATAAGGTTCGTTAGCTTTCTGAAGGTTCTTTGTAGCCTTCATTCTTTCATTTATTGAAGTATTATCTAAATTGTTATTTAATAATTTTATAGCATCTGCATCAGCTAAATGAATGTTTGTAAGAAGGTTTGCTAACTGAAACTGCTCTTCTTGTAAGCTGTTTGCTTCTGTTAAATTATCTGATAGCTTCTTAATTTCTTTTGCTTGCTCTTCATAAGAATTTTTAAGATTATACATTCTATCTTCAAGTTCTTTTATTGCAGGGTCATCAAAAGCTTTGACTATCTCTTTTATTACACCGTATAAAGATAATGCTAAGCCTAGCCACCCTGCAAATGTTAAAGCAGTCGCTATTGCTCTACCAGCAGTTTGTGCAGCAGCGGACATAGTACCCATTATCATACCATGCTGTCCCTGTAAATCATATAAATTTGCAAGCCAAGTGGCTTTCCAAGCTTTAATACCTGAAGTCTGTTTTGCTAAAGAAGCTTGATTTGCTGCTTCAACAATCTTTACGGTTCTAAGAATTTCTCTACGCTTAAAGTTTTCTAGGTCAAGAATTGTTGTTTTTTGTGCTTTTGCGGCTTTTTTAATGTTTGCAATTTCTCTTGCTCCAATTTGTCCAGAAGCTACAGCTGTTCCAGTAGCGCCTCCAGTAACCATTTTTGCTAGATTTGCTTGAGCAGTCTTACTTGCGTCTGCAATACTTTTTAGAGCTTTCGGGGCAGGAAGAAGACCTTTTAATATGCTTGTACCCATCAAGCTAAATGCACCAGCTAATGCCAAAACATTATTTGCAAGACCTCCTGCAATAATTGAAGCTACGCCATAAAGATTTTCTTTTATACTATTTAATAAGTCATCAAACTCTTTTCCAAGTTTTGAGAACTGATTTACTGCTACTGTTAAATCTCCGAATTTTTCTTCCCCTTGAGTTATAACAGAGTTTACAACTGCCTGGCTTCTTTCCCATACAGTTAATTCATTTGCTGTTTTCCCTATTGCAAGAGCATAGTCTCTAGTTGCTCTATCAAGTCGAACAACAATACCTAATTCGTCTAAAAGTTCTGGCTCTGCTTTAATTGCGCCACGGGTTAAACGATTAAAAGAATCTGTTAAGTCTCGTCCGAGAGATTGCGAAGCACTTAGTGCAATATTACCAAGCCTTTCAATTTGATCTGCGCTTAATCCTGCAGCTCTACCAATAGATACTGCTTGAGCTGCTTCTTCGAATGTAAGAAGTCCTTGTGTTGCTTCTTGCACTCGCGCTGTTAGTAATGAAAGAGATTGTCCAGTTTTTAGTGCAAAAGCTTCCTGAGAGGCTTGTAGAGTAACTAAATCACCAGCAGATTTAAGAAAATTGAATGCAGCACTTATTGCAAATACGTTTGCTGCAAGAGTAGCGTAAGCAGGAACAAGACCTCCGGTAATACCAGTGGTCATTTTAGAGAAAGCTTTTGTACTATTAGAAGTAGCGCCTGCTACTCCTTTATTCTGTTTTTGAAATCTATCACCAGAAGCAGAGGCAGCATCTAAACCTTGTGCTGCTTTTCTGGCTTTTTTACTGACGACTTCTAGTTGACCATCATCAGTTATTTTCAGTTTTACTTTAACTTCTTTTGCCATTATCTTTGAACATTATGGGTATACTGCTTACCGCTGTTTTGTTTAGCTTTACGTTCTTCTTCTTTTTGTTTCTTCTCTATCTCTTCTGCTCTTTGAGACATTAACTGCCTCTCATATAGCTTCATAAAGTATATCGTATCTCTTGGATTATCTATTTCATATGTTCTAAATAGAAAATCTACAGAAGACCAATCCTTTCCCATATACATTCCAGAAGTTCCATCCCAAACATCTGAAAGTAGACTAAACATAAAAAATGCCACTTGTACCTCAGACGGAAAGTCCGAATGAGAAAGCGGCATCTTTTGGGGGTCTGGTTCTTGGTTTAACTGTTCGCAGATTCGTAAATATTTATCTAAGTCAAAATCTGAGTTTTGCTCTTTTACAAATCTCGCAAGTAGCTTCTCAACTTCTGCTACTTGCTCCCAGTAAAATTTTCCAGGTTACCTACTGTTTCTGTTACCCAGGTGTCAAATCCACTTGAGTTTTTCATCATCGTTTTAGCATTTTCATGGCTAAAAGGAAGCTCATCGTCTGGGTCGTAGGAAGAAACATCTACCAAAAGAAACTCTTCTAGGTATCGATATTTTAGTCCTTTCCACCCTTGAATCACGCCTTCAGTGTAATGATGCAAAAACTTTTCTTCATCTAATACTTCTTCTGGGGTATGTGTTCTTTTATTAAAAGTTGTAGACAAACATTTTTTACGAAGTTTAACTAATTCTTCTCTTGCTAGATATGTTAAATCTACTTTAAATCCAGAGTATCCTGGAAAGTCTACAGTTACTGTCTTACTTGGAGTCATTAGACTCTCTAGGGAAACTGGGGTATCACTCATATAAAATCCTTATTTTGTTATTATTTAAAAGAGTAGGGAGGCAAAAACCTCCCTACTTTCATTTTTCATACCCTATAGTATAATTCATGTGACCACAAAAGTCAAGAATTATTTTTTAGTATGTATTAAAGAGCTGCTGTTGTGTACTCAACAATTATTTCATCTG